AAGTAGAATAGGTGAAGAAAGATTTAGACGAGAATATGGTTGTGAGTTTTTAGTTTATGATGAAACTTTAATTAATAGTATTTTCTTATCAACGTTAGATGGAAAAGAACCTATAATGAATATGGGACAAACACGTTGGTATGAAAAAATTAATTCAGAAAGTATTTACGTAATAGCATTAGATCCTGCAATGGGTACCGGTGGAGACAATGCCGCAATACAAGTTTATGAATTACCAAGTTATAAACAAGTAGGCGAATGGAAACATAATATGACTGGTATACCTCAACAAGTTAGAATTCTAAAAGACATATCAACTTACATTAAAGATGAATCAGGAAATCCTAATGGTTCAAATATATATTGGAGTGTTGAAAATAATACAATAGGTGAGTCAGCATTATTAGTAATTCAAGACTTTGGTGAGGATTCTATACCCGGTATGTTTGTAAATGAACCTATTAGAAAAGGTCATATTAGAAAATTTAGAAAAGGTTTTAATACAACTCATAAAACTAAAATAAGTGCCTGTGCAAGATTAAAATCAATGATAGAAAGAAACAAAATGACAATTCATAGTAAACCTCTAATTAGTGAACTTAAATCATATGTGGCATCGGGTTCCTCTTATAGAGCTAAAACAGGTGAAAAAGATGACCTAGTTAGTGCATCTTTATTAGCTATGAGGATCATACAAGTATTAAAAGACTGGGATCCTAAAGTATATACGTCATTTAGCCAGGCTGATGAAGATACAACAGAAAGAGTTATACCACTACCAGTGTTCGCAAGTTACACAGGGTAGATAAATACAAGATATATGAACACAAGAGCAGTTGCAAACGATTTATTCGCTAAAATTAGGGGACGATTTCCAGCAGTCACTTTGGGTAATGACGCAGGAGAAGTTACTAGTAACCCCGAAGAAGCACGGTATTTTGACTTCGATTTTCAAGAAGCTGGAAAGCAACTAGGAAAGGTAAGTATTAGTATAGACGAAAAAGATGGTCTAGTAGTACTGCACAATACGGATTTTATAGAGGATGCCGATAGTGGAGTAAAGCATAAGTGGTTTGAATTTCTTAAAGAATTAAGAAATTTTGCTAAATCAAGAATGCTTAATTTTGATACAAGGGATATTACTAAAAGCAACCTTGAAAAACGAGACTATCAATATTTGAGTCAAACACGTCAAGATGGCGAGGAAAAAAGAATGAGTGAATCTAATATATACGGAACTACAAAAACTAGTTTTCAACCTATTGGAAATGCACGTTTAGTTATTAAACACTCTGCTCCAATAGATATGTCTGTTGGTGCTAACAGATCTCGAAGAATAGAATCTTTATTCATAGAAAGTCCTAAAGGAGAAAGATTTAGATATCCTCTTAAACATCTTAACGGTGCAAGAGCAATGGCTCAACATATTTCCAATGGCGGTGTTCCATATGATGATTTTGGAAAACATATAGCAGGATTAAGTGAAGAACTTTCAAAACTAAAACAATTTAAAACATATATTAATCGTTCAGCTGTGATGGCAGAAGGTCTTAAAAGTTATCTATCTATTGTAGATGAAAGAGTAGAAGAAATTAAAAGTACCTGCCAAAAATTACAAAGAAATTCATATTATTCAGAAGCAATTAAAGATTATAAAACAACAGAAGTTAAAGAAGTTCCTGAAGAAATTAAACAAAATTGGATAGATGAATTAACAATTAAAACTTTCAAAGAAGAATTAAAAGACGTATTTCCTTACATTTATAATTTAGTTTCAGAAAAAACAACAGCAAAAGAAGTTACACCAGAAGACTTTGATGAAGCAGGAGGCTTTCAAGGAGAAACAGAACCTCATATGCTTCAGTATGATTTAGCAGGTGACTTTGATCAAGAAAATGGTGTATCGGACGAACACGCAAAAGAAATTGAAGCCAAATTAGCTGATGCTGGTATTACAGCAGAAGTTCATCCAGACGAAATGCGTTATCAAGGAATTCATATTCATACATTAGCATCTGCAGAAGAAGTAGAAAAAGTATTAGCTGGAATGATTGAACATATTGCTGACATAGAAGATTTTGAACAAGCATTGAATACTATTGTAGGCGAAGCAGAAAATGGTTTATTTTCATCTGATCCTGAAGAAGCTAAACAATCTTTGACAAAATTAAATAATTTAATGGACAAACATTTCCCTGCAGGAGTAAATGGTGTTAATGGTTTAGAAAGTTTACAAGGTATTATCGACGATAAAGAATTAAACGATCAAATAGTGTCAATGGGTAAAGAAGATAGTGATGCTTGTATAAGAGGCACAATAATGAATTATATTAAAAGCAAAAGACCAGATTTAGCTCAAAGCATCAATGTAGGTGATATGAAACCAGAAGGCGAAACATTTACTTGGGAAAATATTAAACCTTATGTGTCAATGTACAAAGGTGATGACGGAAAAACAGTTTATGATGTTTTAGATAAAGATAGTAAGTCTGTATTCCAATCAAATAAAGCCAAAGAAGCAATGGCATATTTGAAAAAGAATTTTGACGCATTAAGAAAAGGTGAAATGAAACCAGAAATGCCAGCAGGTTGGGAAGATGATTCCGGTAATGTTTCTATAATGAAAGGACCAGATGGCAAAATTAGTTTAGAACCAAAAGCTGAACCAGGTAAAGAAGAAGAACCAGAACTTGATGATCCAAAAAATTTAGCTGAATTTATTAAAAGTCATTTTGATTATACAACTAACAATTTTCCAAAAGGTGAAACAGGTCTTTTAACAGCAGTTGAAAAAAGATTTGGTGAAAAACACGTAAGAACTGCTGAAGCTATTATCCAAAAATTAATGACGGGCCAAGATAAGCAAATTAATAGAATAAAAAAATTGGCTGGCGTTTAATCCTAAAATCATATCCAAAAAAAATACTTGACTAAATATTAGAGTTAATATAGTATTGACATTATGTTTGTCTTGTGCTACATTAACAATAAGGCACAATTAACAAAGGCTAAAAATAGGAGGCTTATATTATGGCAACATTAGCAGACATTCGTGCAAAACTTAAAGAACAAGAAGCACGACAAGGCGGCGGAAGCCGATCAGGCGGAGACAACGCCATTTTTCCATTTTGGAATCTGAAAGAAGGAGAGCAGGCAACTGTTCGTTTCTTGCCGGATGGAAATAAAGAAAACACTTTTTTCTGGAAGGAACGTTTAATGATTAAACTACCTTTCCAAGGCATAAAAAGTGAAACAGACTCTAAACCGGTACAGGTACAAGTTCCATGTATGGAAATGTATGGAGAATCTTGTCCTATACTATCAGAAGTTAGAGGATGGTTTAAAGATCCCAAGTTAGAGGATATGGGAAGAAAATATTGGAAGAAAAGATCTTATATCTTTCAAGGTTTTGTTGGAACAAATCCTTTAAATGAGGAAACTACACCAGAAAATCCAATTAGAAGATTTATAATTGGACCACAAATTTTCCAAATTATCAAAGGTGCATTAATGGACCCAGACATGGAAGATTTGCCAACGGATTCAGTAAACGGTGTTGATTTTAGAATAATCAAAACTAGCAAAGGTGGCTATGCAGATTATTCAACTTCGACTTGGTCAAGAAAATCAAGACCACTTTCTGAAGAAGAAAATAAAGCAGTTGAACAACATAGTTTGTGGAACTTGAGCGACTTTCTTCCAAAGAAACCATCTGAAGTAGACGTTAAAGTAATCAAAGAAATGTTTGAAGCATCTGTGGATGGCGAAGCATATGACCAAGAAAAATATGGTCAATACTTTAGACCAGCAGGTATTAGTGCAAGAACAGGTGATCCAGTAGCAACGCCAAAAGCGACTACACCAGAACCTAAAAAAAGTACGGTTCAGGAAACACCTAAGTCTAATGCTGATACTAATAAACAGAATAGTAAGGCTGAAGACATTTTAGCGATGATTAGAGCAAGACAACAAAAGTAACTTAATTAATATGGTGGGGGCTAGTTCCCCACTATAGAAATATTATGAAAAGAGAAATTAAAAAAATAATAGACTGGATATTATATAAACAAATTCCTGCCTGGATATTGTTAGTAGTAATAATTATCTGGATCTTAATATAGGATAAACAATGGCAAATAAGGCATTCGACGCATCAAAATTCAGAAAAAATTTAACAAAAAGTATAACAGGATTAGGTATAGGATTTACAGATCCAACAGATTGGATAAGCACAGGTAATTATGCATTAAATTATCTAATATCAGGAGATTTCAATAAAGGTGTTCCATTAGGAAAAGTTACAGTATTAGCAGGTGAACCACAAGCAGGTAAATCTTATATAGCATCAGGTAATATTGTTAAAGCGGCACAAGATCAAGGAATTTTTGTAATTTTAATAGATTCAGAAAATGCTTTAGATGAAAAATGGTTACAAGCACTTAACGTAGATACAGATGAGAAAAAACTTTTAAAATTAAGTTTATCTATGATAGATGATGTAGCAAAAACTATATCAACATTTATGAAAGATTACAAAGAACAATATGCAGATAATAAAGTAGATGCACCAAAAATTTTATTTGTAGTTGATAGTTTAGGTATGTTATTAACACCAACTGATGTTGATCAATTTGAGAAAGGTGATATGAAAGGTGATTTAGGTAGAAAAGCAAAATCACTAACAGCACTTGTAAGAAATTGTGTTAATATGTTTGGTAGTTGGAATGTCGGACTTGTTGCAACAAATCATACTTACGCATCACAAGATATGTTTGACCCAGATGATAAAATATCAGGTGGACAAGGATTTGTATATGCATCAAGTATTGTAATTGCAATGAAAAAATTAAAGTTAAAAGAAGATGAAGATGGTAATAAAATAACAGATGTACGTGGTATTAGAGCATCTTGTAAAGTAATGAAAACAAGATTTGCTAAACCATTTGAAGCAGTACAAGTTAAAATTCCATATGATACAGGTATGGATCCTAACAGTGGATTAGTAGACTTATTTGAGAAAAAAGGTATTTTAGTCAAGTCGGGTAATAGATTAAAGTACGTCGGACCTGACGGAAAAGAGCACTTAGAGTATAGAAAAGCGTGGACCGGAGATAAATTAAAGATGTTAATGGATGATTTTGACCAAATGCAAGATAATCCAACAGCAAAAGAAATTGAAGAAGAAACGGAGTAAACTATGCTTGATTCTAACAAAGTAATAGAGCTATGGCAGTTCTTTAAAGAATATCTAGATCAAAAACAAATAGAAGTAATTGCAGAAAAGTATGTTGATTTATTAGCAGACTACGGAGTTCCAGACGAAGAATTACAAGATGCAATAGGTCATGACGATACATTAGATGATGCAATAAATTATTATTTAGATGTAGATAATGAGGATAAACACGACGACGAATTAGAGGATTATTAATGTCAAATTGGTATACAATAATAGCAAGAGACGTTAGTAAAATACCAGAAGCAATCAAACATTTTGAAACTGAATTGCAAAGTGCAAGATATGAAATAAAAATTAAAGGTAATGTTGAAAAACAATCAGCAGATTTACCTGGTGTAGTAGAAAATAGATTTCATCAATTACAAGAAATAGAAGCAATATTAGAATACTTAAACATAGAATTAAGAAGATTAAGAAGTAAATTTTTCAAAAAATATCTAGAAAATTATCAAAGAGCATTGTCTAGTAGAGACGTAGAAAAATACGTAGATGGTGAACCAGACGTTGTAGATTACGAAAAAATTATTAATGAATTTGCGTTATTGCGTAATAAATGGTTAGCAGTGACCAAAGGATTAGACCAAAAGCAGTGGCAATTAACTAACATAGTTAAGTTAAGAGTTGCTGGTATGGAAGACGCAACCGTTTAACACCTTCCACCAAACTCCCTCCAAATAAATATTAAAAATAACCATGACTGATTTCAAATTACCAAAATTAGAAGGTGACGTTTGTTTAGGACAACACATAATATATTTTAGTTGTGATCCAAAATATTGGGAGAACCACGGAATATATTTGGTTAAAAGCACGGCACATTATAATCCTCATATATCTATTCACGTACATATTTTATTTAATAACAAAGAAGTTACCATTAATAAATTTATAGGCAGAAACAATAATATAACTTATTCATATGAATTTGTTACTGATAAGTTTTTAAAGACTTTAAAATTATCTAGTAATGATTATTATAAAAAAAGAAGTCATACGTTACTCAATACAAATAGTGAAAAAATAATCAAACAAAAAATATATTTTGCTAGTGCAAGATTTATTAGAATGAAAGAACTTTTTAGTGATTACCAATATGTATTACAATTAGATGCTGACGGACTTTGTCGTAAAAAATTTACTATAGATGACTTTGAAAAAATTACAAATTCACCATCAGCAATGAGAAAACCAAAAGATCCTAGTACATTAATTGCAAGTTGTATAACGCC